CTTCAGCGGCCCTGATGGTTTCTTTTGCCATGTTTCTGATGGCGTCCTTGTCCTGAAACCGTTGTGCGCCCGTGCGCTCTGCCCATGCAGTGACTGCATCAAAGTTCTTGGCAAAATCCTGCACGGCGCGTTTTTTCTGCGCCTCGATCATTTCGTGCTTTTCTCGTCGGGCACTCTCCATTGCAAGGTTCTTTTCGGTGTTCCAGCAGTCTGATCTTCCGCACAGAACCTGTGTGCGTTTGCCGCATTGCCGACAAGTTGATTCCATGCCACCTCCAGTAATGGTCTACCCACAAACCCCAGAACAAAAAATGCGCTGCACGACATGACAGCCGCCATTATGATGCGACGTAAAGCGCCGGGCTGTTCTTCAATGATGATGTGACGGTTCATTCCTGCCCCCTGATGGCTGCGGCTCCATCTACCAACCCCGCCTCCCTTGCCGCTGCGATGATTTCGGAGGGGGTCATTTAATCTTCCTCCAATGAATCCCGAGAATCCATTTCTGCATAAGCCTATTGAAAGCGTTTGGGGATTTGGCTGAATTGAATATAGTTTGCCAGTCGCCATTCAAACACCATTGCCATTGGTGCTTAGGAACGTACAGCGTGGCTGAGATGATTTTTCCATCAAATATGTTCATCACTTCCCCCGTTCGGCTTTGATGGCGGAGTCGATGGAGATTTGCCTTTGTATCAACGCCTCCTCAGTGTGCGGTCTAGCTGCTTCCATTGCCTCATCGAGATTCTTGGAGGAAGTCTGATATTCCTCTCCGTCCATTTCGTCCAGATCATCAATTCCGTCAACGGCATCAACCAGCGCACTTAGAAGCGTTCGCAGCGTGTGCGATTCTTGGGCTAGGCCAGTGTTTGCCTTGTCGAGTTCCGCTACTTTATCCATGTGCGCGGACAGTTCGCGCTCGGCGGCTTTCGCTGCCATCCTCCAGTTCTCGGCTAGTGGTAAGCATCGCGTCTGACAGTTGTCCCAATCTTGACAACATGGAATCGCTCCGCGAAGTTCCTCAATTTCCTTGCGCAGCGCGTCCCGCTCCTTTTCGTCGCGTTCCATGACAAAGGCCGTTGCGGAGTCTTGCTGACGTTGATTTTCGGTCAGTCGGGAAACTTCCTCTCGCAGCGCGTCCCGTTCTCTTTCGATCTTCGATACCGTGCTGAGTTCGTGTTCCCACTTGGCTTGGTAGTAGGCCAAGTCAGTGTGCAGCGCGGCGATGGCGTCGGCTTGCGGGGCGCGGAGGGCTGCTTTCTCTATAGCTTTAGCGAATCCGAACAAGTCGCAACCTTGGCTGTCGATGTCAAATCCCGTTTCATCAGCAAATATTTTTCTGATGTCGGAATAGGACAGCCCCGCACCCGGCGCGGAGAGTTGGCGGCGGTTCCATGATGATCCGACACGCGCTCCAGAATCTCCGCTTTCGTGGATGACTCCGCAGTTAGTGCATGAAACGATGGTGCTGTACCGCTCCGTTCCGCGTCGATCAAATTGCGCTTCTCCTCCACAAAACGGGCATGGCAGAAGTTCCCGCGTCTGTGCGCTCATTTGCTCACCTGTTCAGTATCAATGCGTTGATGAATTTCTGTATATGTGTGAGCTGCCAATGCGCGCCCTTTCCGCAATGCGTACCAACGCCGAGTTCGCTGAGCAGTTTTGCAATAGTTCACAATCCACCCTCTGTAAATGTGCCGCTGATTTTGTGCGCTCATTTCGTCCTCGCGAGGAAGTCTTTGCACAACGTGCGGATGTCTTCGTGTAGCGCCCTTGTCCCGCCGTGCGTCATCTGGCAAAGCCCGGCTTCCGCCTTCAGGTCAATCTTCTCGGCAAACTCCCGCGCCTCCTTCAGCTTGGCGGCGAGGTCGGGAGGGGCGGCGAATAGAGGCGTATCGCAGCCGAAATTTTTAGCCCCTTCTGGATGCTGTGCAAATACGTTGGCTGCTTTATTCATCCACGCCACCGGCTCCTGCCGCTTCGCCGCGTTGTGGGCGAGGGCCATGTCTATCAGCGCAGATATTTCTTCATCAATCATCCCGCGCCGGTCAAGCCATGAACGTATCCGCTCGATTCGATCATCCGTCAGTTTCATCACTCCCCCTTTCCGCGCAGGGCGGCTAATTGTTCTTCTGCCTCTAATGCCGCACCAACGTTAGGGCAAAGCATGGCGTCATCTGCTCTCCCACATCCGGGGAATCCATACTTGCACTTAGCCCATTCATCTTTAGGCAAAGCGCAGTAGATGCATGCCCCTCCATTGTTTGCCACTGAAGCACGAAGATGCGCGTTCTCTTTCTCCATCGCCTCCATCCTGTCCAGCAGCGGTCCGATGGCGTTGCGGAGTGCCAGCGCGTATCTCGTCAGCGGGGAATCTCCGGTAATTGGATATTCCTTCTCGTCCAGCAGTTCTCTGATTCGTGCGATGTCGGTCATTTGTTGCTCCATATCGGATTTAAATTCTTTGCTGTGATCCAAAATCCTCTGGAATTGATAGCCATGCCTTTAGCAATCATTTCCTCGACGGTCATGCAACGGCGGTTTTTGCCGTGGTCGCCAGTCCTGTGCTTGTCAAATGCCGCGTTGCTGTTGAAATACAGTTCACACGTAGGGCATTGATTACGTTCTCCAGTCAAGTTCATGACGGAATACTCCCCGACCGCGACCGCGACAACGACCGCGACCCCGACCACGACCCCGACCGCGACCACGACCGCGACCACGACCGCGACCCCGACCCCGACCGCGACCACGACCGCGACCCCGACCACGACCGCGACCCCGACCACGACCGCGACCCCGACCCCGACCCCGACCACGACCGCGACCACGACCGCACCTTTTGTTTTAGGTGGCTAATCACTTTTTATCTCCTATGAAGACCCCGGCCACAACCCCGACCGCGACTCCGACCCCGACCACGACCGCGACCGCGACCCCGACCGCGACCCCGACCACGACCGCGACCCCGACCACGACCGCGACCCCGACCACGACCCCGACCACGACCGCGACCACGACCCCGACCGCGACCCCGACCGCGACCACGACCGCGACCCCGACCCCGACCGCGACCACGACCCCGACCACGACCGCGCTTTTTGTTTTAGGTAGCGAATCACTTCACGATCCCAAACGACTCAATGGCCCCAATTTGGACGTACATCGTGTTAGGCAGCTTCTGGGCATCTTTCCAGTTTTTCTCGTCAAATGCGCCTGTTTCATAAACTATTGCAGGGTTTTCGAGCTTCACGCACATTGCGTTTACACCAACCAACTTCCCGGTGTAGATGTAATTCATGCAGAACAACGTCACTCGCTCACCCATCAGTGACTCCAGCCCCTCGCCCGACACTTCCACCGCTTCTCTCAGAATTTTCATTTGATATCTCCTATTTATTTCCCCAAGACGGGGTCTTTCCGTTCTCCAGAATCCACAGATTCTTGCTACGCAAGTATCGAATCGACAGCACCCACTTGGCAGCGTTACGCCGTGTGAGGAAAAGATTTTTTGCTCTTGTTGTCAGGCTCATTCCATTCCTCCGATCTTGCGATCAAGGTACCAGCGCGCCTTCATCAAGTCTTCCTTTGCTGCCCCCTTGTGCTTGTAGCGCAGCGTGTACTTCAAGACCTGCCAAATCAAAGGATCATCAGCAGCAAACTCCTCCAGCACATCGATCACCTCATACCGCCCCTTGGTGTAGTGGGGCGGGTGATTGATCATGTCAGGCTTGGCAGCTTCTGCGCGGTAAAACTTGATTGCGCTTTTGTTTTTGAGCTTATCTTTGCTTTTGACCACATAGACCAATTGCCGTTTCACGCCCAACCGCTGGGCAATCTCAGTTGGCGATTCACCCTCGCGAAGCAGGGCGCGGATTTGACTGGATTTTGTTGGCATCGTTGTCTCCTAGAACGGGATGTCATCGCCAATGTCATCATCAGATCCGGGAACTCTTTCCGATGCATTGGGATTCTGACGTTTTTGCCATTGAGGACTGGCAGAAATTTTTGCCTTCAATACATCACTGAATTTCTCGAACAAATCCATGTCGGGATTGTCCAGCGAAAAGAATTCAACCTTGTTGACCTCTGCCGGTAAATTGCCTTTCATGACGCTCGGGACAGGCGTCACACTTTGCACGTTGGCATAAGTCCCGCCGTTTTTTCCCTCGCGGTGAATGACATTCAACATGCACCATGCGCCAAGGATGTTTGGCAAATTGAAACGTCGCAATTCTTCCTGCGAGAACGCCCTGCCCCTCCATGACTGGAGATCCTTGCGAAGATTGCTCTTCTCCGTCCAGCTGCGCGTGTAATTCTTGAAGATGCCAAATGGACGACCATCTTGCATTTTGATCGGGTCGCCGTTCTCGTCTGACCCATGAATTTCCCAACCCAGCATGAGCTTAGGAAGAAATTTTACTTGTCCGAGATACTCGGACTTCTGAGTTCCCAGATCAATCAGCCTGTAGCACCTTGCAAGATGCATCCCAGACGGACAAATTTCGTAGTCACCTGTGCTTTCAACATAGAAGTTCATTCGATAGTCCTTGAAATACGATCACATGATCGTGAAGGCACTATAACATAAAATTTGAACTGTGCTACAATAATTTTGGTTTTACTCACAAAAGGAAAAAAATGAATCTCAAACAATACTTTAAAGACGAGCCGCATGGCGCGAAGAAAGAAATGGCCGAATATTTGGGCATCACACCTACATGGCTCAGCATTTTGATTCGACGAGGTCGAAAACCATCAGTGACTTTGGCAAAGCAAATTGAAAAAGCCACCCAAGGACTCGTAACTTTTGAAGAACTTCGCCCAGACATTTTCAAATAAGGAGACAGCATGGAGACAATTGCACTGGATAAACTGCGGCTAGATGGCAACACTCAGATGCGAGTGGTGTTGGATCAGACCACGGTCTATCGCTATCGAGACGACATGCAGGACGGAGATAAATTTCCCGCGCTTGAAGCGACTTTTGATGGCAAGCATTATTGGCTGACCGGAGGGTTCCACCGTTGGCACGCGATGAAATTGCTCGATGCCAAAGAGGCAACAGTCATTGTTGAAAAAGGATCGCAAAAAGACGCCATCAAAAAAGCCTTGCTGCAAAACCACGGTCATGGATTGCCGTTGACCAACAAAGACAAACGCAAAAAGGTGGAAGAAGCACTCGCGATTTGTGACGAAAAAGATCCATCGGACTACGCAATTGCAAAAATGTGCCATTTGAGCCGGTCTTTTGTCGCAGCAGTGCGAAACCCTGAAGTCGCTGAAAAGCAAAAAGCAGCAATGCAACGTCATGTGAAGAAAAAAGCTAATGAGTCGAAACAAAACATTGATTCTAAAGAAAATGAAGATTTTTCGGATAGTGAAAAGCGTAGTTTAACTACGCTTTCCAGCCCGGATACGGGTGCGACGCCGGATGATGAGGAAATGCAAGCAACAGAATTGGCAGAAGTTGCCAACCGGGAAGCAATGCATAAATTGCTTGACTCCGATGACGCTTTACGTACTGCACATGATGAAATCAAGCGCCTGAATCACATCAACGCTCAGATGCAAATGCGACTCAAAGGTCTGATGAACGAACGCAACGCTGCGGTTGATATGGTGAAAAAGCTGCAGAAAAAACTTGATCAATTGAAAAAGGCAGATTGAAAATGAATGCAATCCTAGCGCCGTCAGAGCGTGATGATGGATTTCCAGCACCTCGAAATTTTCAGATCGACGCGCATCAAGCGTTACGTCAAGGTTTCCGCGAGGGGCACAGAAAGCAAGTCATCATGGCTCCAACCGGAGCTGGTAAAACTTATCTCGGCTTGCAAATCTGCAACGAAGCAATTAAGCGTGGGAAACGTGCGGTCTTCCTGTGTGATCGCACGACTCTCATCAATCAGACTTCTGCAGTCGCTGATCGCTATGGATTGAATGATCACGGCATCATTCAGGCTAATCACTGGCGTCGAGCGCCCCACAAACTATTCCAGATTGCCAGCGTTCAAACAATTGGTAAACGCAAATTCTGGCCGCAACTCGATGTATTGGTGGTCGATGAGTGCTTCCCCGGTGACACTCTTGTCTCAACCACACAAGGACTAGTTGAAATACGCAATGTGCGTAGTGGGGATCTCATATACAATAGCATGGGCGTTGGCCGAGTTGAATCCGTCTTCTCCAAGCCAGCAACTAACTTTGTAAAAGTGAAAACCACTGATGGAACAATATTCAGATGTACCCCAGATCATCCTGTATTCACCCGAATGGGATGGAAACCTGCTGGCACCTTGGGTATCGGTGAGAAGCTTTTTCGCCTACAGGATTTGCCAATGCTGCGGAAAGAAGTTCTTTCCAAAAATGGAAAAATATCCCAATGGAAGTCCGAGGGCGCAAGCAGAAGTTCAGTTTTTAAAGCGACTGAGTTGTGGAAG